TATGTTATCACCTTGTCAACACCTTGACATTCTATGATCTTATGATATAATCACAATAAAGGAAGTGATAGATATGATTAGTAAAGACAATACAAGAACACAAATAACAATTCCGAGAGATTTAAAAGAGAAATTAGAAATAATAGCTAAAAATCAAAATAGGAGTTTTAACAATTTGGTTATTACTGTTTTAAAAGATTTTGCATCAATTAATCAGAATTAACCCATTATCCAATTTCCATTACTAGCCATTCTGTTGACCTCCTTTAAGCATTTCTTCTAATATTTCGGGATGTTGCTGTAAGTGCTGCAACTCATTGGGCGTCAAATGGACATTTGCGTGATCGAGAATATCACCGAGCGTTTGCGCAATTTGCGGGTCTACCTGTTGGCCTCCCTGCTGCTCCTGTGGAGAGATAACATTGATCTTAGGTACATTTATGCCGCTTGTGGGCGCGCCGGTCTGCAATAGTGCATAGGGTACGTTCTGAGCATCTGCCGGTTCCGGCGTCTGGATGTTAAGGCCAATTTTAGCGGCTTCCTGAACCTTTCCGTCAGGCGGCAAGTCTTTGTATGCCATTGTGACCTTTGGAATACCAACCGGATAACTTTTGAAGAATCCCTCGATATACTCTTTAATGTCTTTTCTGTTCGGAAGGTTGAGAAGGTCAATAAACGATTCAACAATTTTATAATTTTCAATCGTGATCGGCATATTGATAAGCTGCTGTGTCATTAAGATTGTAAACGCCTTTGATTTTTCAAGCCCGTCGGAGGCCCAAACTTTAGCGCTGACACGGGGATAATAATATTCAATATCCTTTATGTCTGGATTGTCTGGATTGGGAACTTTATGTTTTATTTTCATATTGCCCGAGTTGTATTTGAACTTAAATACAATAGGTTTCTGCAAGTCCGCCGGAAGTGGTGCCGGTTGTTGTGGAGGTTGGCCGCTTTGCTGTGATTGCTGTTGAAGTTGCTGCTGTTTCTGATTAAATTGCTGTATGTATGACTGCCTTAAGCCATCATCAGGAACATTTAAAAATATCATACGGTCGTCGTCGTAAAATTCAAGCGCAGTCCAGTCAATCAGTTCATACAGTCTTTCAAATCCTGCAAGCCTGTCCGCTTTTTTAATGCTCTTGCGCATATCCGCGCGTTCATTGAGCTGCGCGATTCCGCTTGCCGTGGTCACTCTATCGGGTTCCGCACCCATTGTGGTGTCAAAGTTTCCGATGGTCTGCTGAATCTGAGACTGAAAAAATTCAATTGTCTGTTCTCTGTTCTGCATCGAGGTCATTCCGCCAAGGCGGCGAACTGATGCGGATCTGCCTTGCTTCACATGCCAGATTGCACCGGGACGGTTGTCTATTTCCTGCCCATCCGCAAGCGCGCCGTCTTCAACTATAGTCACATCGTTGGAAGTATACGCAGAGTTTAAAAGTCCGTAGGACATTTCGCGGTCTGCCGCGTCCACCAGGTCTATGATGTTTTCAAGTTCGGAAGTATCCCAAAAGTTATTTTCATCCCTGATCTTGCAATATTTAACGAACGGGAACAGTTTGTTTTGAACTCCTGTATTTTCCCAATACTTAGGGGCAAATCTGACTTCTTTATAATTTATAAGAGTGGAACAGGCAATCTCGCCTATATTGTCCCTATACCACATTTCAAAAATCTGCACCGTGTCATCACGCGTGGACTGAGTTCGGCTGTTATAAATCATAGTATCTGAATAATTCCCGTTAAGCCCGAAATCATCAATTGTCATGTCGAGTGCTTTAAGTTCGTTTTCATAAACCCTCGCGGCCTTGCGCTTATGCAGACGGTAAACATGAAATACGTATTCAGCGTCGTCAAGGTTATAAGCGGCTGGGTCAGGAAATATGTTCGCCGGGTCAACGTCTACAATTACGATATCTCCGGGAGTTTTTGAATAAGGAACCGATATGTTGTTGTTCCAATAGACTTTCCAGAATGCATCCCCAAGTTTATTCAAACGGCGTTCGTTTCGCGTGTTCATATTCTCGATCTTGTTATTGTCAAGAATGAACTGAACCACAAATTCACGTTGTTTTGCTCTGTCGGAATCAAGATCATCGTCATGAGCATAAAATTCAAAGTCGGGAATATCGGGGATGATCTGGCTTTCAACGTGCATAAAAGGGTCTTGGACACATGCGGGTATAAATGAAATCCCAGCAGATTTACACGCCGCTTGAATTTTAATGGCCGTATCATGACTGCCACTATAATAGTTATCGTATCTCGTCCATTTATCCGACCATTTTTTGCGTTCCATTTTGGCATACTCATATAAAAACTTTGCAGTCGCTTCACGGGTTTCAGGAGTTGAAAAGTCATAAAGGGCTGACTTATTAATATTTATTCCTGCCTTTGCGGAAGCGGCAGCGCGCTTAACCGCCTTGACTATTCCGTTTTGTTTTTTGGGAGTTTCAACAGTACGAGCCATTACATCACCACTTCCACTTTAGGTTTTAATTTGTCTATTAGGCGTTCGCCTTTTGGAACAGGTTCTTCTTTTACAATACTTGCCTGCTGAGTTCGGATATAATAAGCAATTGCAAGTGACATGATACAGTCGTCGTGAGAACCTTTTGCAGCTTCCGGGCGGCCTTTCTCGTTGCGTACAAAAGAAAGCATTTCGTTGAGAGTTGTAAGGTCATTAAACGCCGTAGGATTTTCCCTGACTATTTCCACCAACTGCGCAATAATAAGAGGCCGGGTAAGTTTTGTAGTTTGAAATCCAAATTGTTTTTTAAGATTATGCGTTATGCTGTCCTCAATCTCACGCATAAATTGAAAGGGATAGCCAAGAAAATCAAGTTTTTTAATAGGGTAGGTCGTGAAATTGCTTTCAATTCCAATAAGGGCTTTATTAAAATACATCCCCAAACAATACATCTGCTCTGCGTATGTGTCCTCGTCGTATTGGTGCCTGAGGGTTGCCGCCTGTTTCCCTGTCACGTTATTTATAACCTGTCCTAAAAAGTAATCAGAACCCTCGCCCGATGTGTCGCCGCCTATAACATACGGATATCCGCGCTTAACATCTTCATAAATTGAGATATATCCGTCCGGTACATCAGTCCATTGGATAGTGTTCTTATCAATCTTTTTCCACACCACTGAAACATCGTCGCCGGTTTCTTCGCTGTAACCGGTATCAAGATATCCGTAAACGAACATGCCGCGTTTGACGGGTTTAACATCTTGAAGTTGAGATATTCGGACGCTGATCTTTGCGCTGTCGAATATTGTAGCCCCTACAGAACCCCACTGACCAAGGCAATAAACCGTATAGTAATATGGGTCCGTATCCTTATACGCTTCAAGCACAAGCCTTTCAGCGTCGCCTAAGAACTTATTATCTTTGTAAGTGGTGTGCAGAATTGTACATAAAAGTTTTATATTTCGGCCATCTATAGCATCTTCCGAATAAACATATGTATCACATTTAGAACCGGCTGATTTATCATAAAATTTCCTTTTTAACCAGTGATTTATACTTACAGGATTGAAAGAAAGAACAATTTGCTTTTTGCTTTTGCCGCCGCGGAGACGTACGTCCAACTGATTAAAGGATGCTTCGGAAATCTCCGACGCTTCCTCAAGCCATATATCCGTTAACTCTCCGTTTTGAAAGGTAGTAGACTTTAACTTTTCAACATCATCCAGCCCTTTGAATATAACCGCATTGCCATTCTTCAAACATACAATACGCATATCGCTGTCATTGATTTTGAAAAATTTCGAAGCGTGCCATTTATTGATAATCTGTTTTAAAAGCGCAAAGGTTGTATCTCTGTTCGTATCGCCCGTCTGGCGAACTACCATGAGGTTTAAGGGGCTTTCATTCATGAGCCGCCATATATAGCGCTGGGCTATGAAGTACGATTTACCACTACTGCCACCGCCGTACAGCACAAGATAACGGCTGTCATTATTCAGAAGCGGAAAAAATGCATCACTGAACACATTACGTTTTAAAACTATGTTACTGGCTTGAACGGATTGCATCTGTTCACTTCCTTTACCCCGTAGGGTTAACAGTTTAGGTGAACTCTGCCAAACACTAAATAAACGCGTCAACAAGTCACGCGTAATTTATGGAGCTGATGAAAGGATTTGAACCCTTGACAAGCTGCTTACGGAACAGCCGTTCTTCCACTGAACTACATCAGCAAATAAAAAGGGATACAGCATATAGCCATACCCCACGGTTGAGTTATCAAGAAATACTTGACAACTCGATTAGGTGGAGGCTCCGTGTTCGGGAGCAGGCCACTTGATATTAAATTGATGTCTGCCTTGCACCACGTCAGCAGACCCGCAAGCCACCCAATACGATCTGTGGCTGTCCCAACTATTTGCTATTGCCGCCCTTTTGAGCGGTTAATTTAAAATCTTCTTCTCAAATATCCATGAAAGAATAGTTTGCAAGGGATTTTATGATTCGTTCCAAAGTCATAAATAAAACCGTTGGATATCCATAAAAAGTGCGGTATTTTAGTCCACAGCAAATGGCGATTTACAATTTTGACGTTAGGGTTTTTAATTTTAGCTTTAATGGCTTCAAATAGACAATTTGAATAAAAGTAATCACTTAGTACTTCTTCTGTCATGCCCGTTTTTCCCCTTAGCTATAAAATAAGTATGCAGTTGCGGAATTACCCGCAAAGTAAATGTATAAAATAAGCATGTGGGCAGTTGAGTTTCACAAGCTGCAATACTCCTACATGGTTTAACCTTTCGGCAATTACCCACCGTATGAGAGCAGAGTATTTTCTTCCTCCGCGTTTTATTCGCCACCACATGCGTATTTACTTATGATTTGATTTATAGACTTTAATTTCTACATAAATGCTGTAAATAATTGTTGCTAATACAATTGCAAACATAAAGCCGTTAACAAAATCATTCATTTTTACTCCTTGAATATTTACTTGTGCCACTTACAATCTTCTAAATTCTGGTATGCCTTATTCATACAGTGCCCTTGATTATACAGGCAACCCATATCTGAGCATATCCTCGACACTTTAATTATTGGGCACATTAATTGACATTCCCATACGCACAGAGGTTTAACAGACGGGTTACAATGTTCACATGGGCTAAACGATTCCACAAACCATCACCTACTTCTTGAATATGTCGGTGTTGTCTTTAACTGCTCTTATAATGGCACCCGTTATCACGCCATGCGCCGCATTCTTCTTTTGGGCATTCTGTGAGGTGCTGCTCTTCTCCAAAAACGGTTTTATGTTTGACCTCATGACCCTCAACATCGTAATCGTATTCAACGGTGGTTATTTGCTTTGAATTGCAGAAGTAAGGACATTTCATATATTACCTCCTTTTGGAAATTCGCAAAAACTATTTTATAGTGTAAGTAGAGTGGACAATAATCAATCTGTGGTGTTCGAGGTTTGTCCCTCCCCGGGGGGTCTTTTCTTTCGGAGGTTGGTCTACCGTCATCCGGGTGTTGACCTCTTGACCTTGACATCTTGATCCCTTTGCCTTTGACCTATTGGCAGTAGTGGTACCACAACATTGTTATCAGTACGTACAGTACAGGAGGGACATTGTAATACGTGGCAATATGCAAGTCACCATTGTCTGTTACCAATCGTATTATACAAAATGTTAATTTGGTATAATACACAATGGCCTACCTATGCCATCTGTTGCGCTTATACGTTTTGCAAGTCGTATAAATGGTAATTATGTGCTGGAAACTATCTATAT